GACGGCCAGCCCAGCGGCCAGCGCGACGGCGGGGTTGACCACGATCCCCAGGGACCGAAGGGCTGCGATGATGCCGGAGAGTTCGTCCATGCTAGCGCCTCACTTTCGAGAGGATGTACGTCACAACGGCCCTGATCGCGCCCTTGAGCGTGATCCGTTTCCACCAAGCCATGTCAGTCCTCCCCGAGCACGAACTTCACGCGCCCGCGAACCTGCTTGAACACGAGGATCGCCCCCATCTCTTTCATGCGGGCGTAGTTCTGCGCCGGCGTCTCCCATCCGGGCTTGACCGCGGGCAGTTGGCTCTCAGGCTTGCCGGGGTTGAAGGGCTTGCCGAAGGTGAAGAACCAAGTCCACCCCGCCCACTCGCTGCACTCCAGTCGGTTCGTACCGTCCGCGTCCTTGCCGTGACTAGCGAATGGGCGGCGACCGAAAGCCCAGTTGCAGATCGCATCCACGGCATGGGCAAGGATGTTGTCGTAGTCGTACTTCTTCCCGATCACGCCGACGGCCTGTTTGCACAGGGCTATCTTGGCGTGACGGGCCAGCACGTCATCGGGGAAACGCCACACCTCGAGCGAATGCCTCATGTCCATGTAGTTGCCAAGGGTGGCGACTCGACCAACTGGAGTTGTCGCCTCGGCAACGCATCCGCCCCCGATGTACTTGGACTCATGGCTCCAGAGTTTGGCAAAGAAGATGATCGCCTGCCCGATCCAGCCGTGGTACTCGGAGAACACCTCGTCGGCTGGCTCGAAGTGCGGGAAGCTGGCCTTCGCCTCCTCCTCCCACCACGTCGGAGCCCACCGGGTCAGCCATGCGTTGACTGCGGCTGTGATTCGGTTCACGGTATCCCCCTTTCAAGAAAGGCGCGGGCGAGGGGCAGGATCTTCGGCAAGCGGGCGACAGGGGGTGAAGTCCCCGCCCCGGCCATGCCTCACAGCGCCCGCGCGAGTCATCGGCCTCGATTCAGAATCCACGTTGACGCCTTCGCTGGCAGAACGATCTTCACCGCCTCGCCGTACTCCAGCGGGCAGTAGTCCGAGAACCACCCGCCCCACATGCTCGCAACGTCGATCGCGTGGCGGTAGTAGCCGCTCCGGTGCGGGCGGTAGGAGAACGGGTGATAGAGCGTGTCCGGTTCGGTGAACTCGTACACCTGGGGACACATGAGGGTGTCGGGTCCGAGCGTGTCGCCGGGGAGCGGGTCGCAGATGTACCAACCCTCCATCCATCCGCCGCCCTCGAATCGCGTTGGGCCGTCGCCGCACGTCGCCGGGTTGAGGCTGAATGGCGACATGCGCCCGGCGAAGGTGTAGACGGGCGGTTGCGCATTGACCGGAACCGCGAAGAGCAGGAGCGCCAGAACGAGCCACCTCATGCCGCGATCCCCCGCCACTGTTGATCGGTCAGCGTGACGCGCCGCGGATCGCGCGACCTCCCGTAACATGCACCCTCGTTACGCAGGAACTTCGAGACGTGCTGTTGGGCGCAGACGGTGGCGTGCATGAGCAGCGGGTTTCGGGCCCGGCAGCGCCCCGGCTTGAATGTCATCATCGCCTGAGCGACCCCAACAAGGGCAACGCTCACCAGCTCCTCAACGTCGCGGTATTGCCAGCGCTTGGCCTCGCGCAGGGCCACCATCCACGCGATCGCGGCCGGGTTGCGGAGCGGGCAGTTGGGGGTCATCCGTTCAAGAGCGACGCGGCAACCCGCTTCGCCCTGTCCCCCACTTGGTAGGCGTACTTGGATGCGAGGACGGCCTGGGCAGCGGTGTTCCAATCGCCCGCGTCGATTGCCGCCCGCATCTGCTTGAACTTCGAGAGGCCCGCTTCCCCCAGGTTGAACGCCATGTTTGCAAGCGCCTCTTGCCGGGCATCAGTCATGGAGTCCCATGCCGTGAAGAGTCGGCGACACGCGCGGATCGCTTCAGCGATGTCGTTCCGGGCGAGGTACTCTGCCTCCTCGGTAGTGATGCCGCGATCATCCAGGTTGCGCCCGATGCCGATGGTTGTCTTACCGGCCGGGCAGAGGTACGGCTTGAGCCTCAATCCTTCGTCGCGCTTGAGGTCGGCGAGTAGTACGTCCAGTCTCACCGCTCGCCCCCTTGCTCAAGCAGGATCGCCTCAATGCGCTCCAGACGCCGGATCATGTCGGTGTACTGCCGGTCAACGCGCACCTCGATCGCCGCGTCCTTTGATTCCATCTCCGTCCGCGTCGGCGTGTCCTTTGCGGACGCAAACACGCTCAGGCCAACGGATACGGCAAGCCCAATGATGATGAGCCACTCCCTAGCGTTGTTGCGGCTTTCCGGTGTCATGCCTTCCCCGTTCTACCGTGCGAGGTCAAGAGAATCTAGTTTCATTGTCAGTGCGGCCCAACACGCCCCGGACCAATGCGGACCCTAGTGCCCCGTGGGATCGGTCCGATGCCGAAATGCCCCACTCGCTTGTTGCCGGATGAGGACGAAGCAATCAGCGCCCGCAGATGCGAATAGATCGCCGTGGCCATAGGCACATGACCAGCCGGATAGGTCGGGTGGAGGTAGTTGTCGTCTGGGTAGTCGTCCGACCGGTGCATCGGCACACCGATGTCGCAGACGGTTACGTTGGTGTTGAACGCTCCGGCGTCATAGCGGTCACGCATCCGCTTGCGGTAGCTGTTGGAGTTCCGCTCGAATGGTGCCCAGTCCTCGGCGTCGTATGTCGAGGATGTCCACACGGTCGCATCTGCGCCGCCGTTGCTCACGAGCGGGAGGATGATCTTGCAGTTGGGATAGCCGTAGGTCGGCGACAGTAGCGCGTTGCAGAAGGCATCGATCTTCGCGGACCAGATCGCCCACACGGAGTCAGTCAGTGCCGCCCCGTTGAGCCCGAAAAGGTCGTTCCCGCCAAGAGAGATCACGCAGTAGTCGATGGGCCCGGTGAGCGAGGAATCGGCGATATAGTTCTGGAAGTCGTTGCGGCTGTTGGCCGCGTCCCAGAATGGATTGAGCCCAGAACCGGAGGTCGTGTACTTCGTCCAATCCCATCCGCCATGCCCCTCGTGAACCGTTGGGGCGGTGCCCTGCGTCCCAATGAACCGGATATCGGCACCACCATCGGCGGCGAAGTAGGCAGCGGAGTAGCCCGCAGACAGGCATGTATCCACCCCAACGGCGCCCTGGTCAAAGAGCGAGTCGCCTACAAAGAGAACCGAGTAGGTTCCGGTTCCACCGTCCTTGGCTACCACATTGATCGTGGTCGTGTCCGCCGTCGAAATGCCGTTCCCTGAGTCGGTCGCCGTAACGATCACGGTGAACGTGCCAACGCCTGCCGGGGTGAAGGTCCAGCCGTCCGCGTCCACCGTCCCGCTGTCTGAAGCGCACGAGTAGGCAAAGCTCGTCGTTGCCGGGGAGTGTTCCGCAACCTGGGTGTATTCGATCTTCATTGCCCGCCCGACGACGCCATACATGGTAGCGGGCAGAACGACTACGGGCACGGCCTCGGCATCACCTACCGCGTAGAACGTCTGGGGCGTCGTGTAGTTGTTGGCGTCGGCGACGATCCACGCGGCGGTGCGCTCTACATTGGAGATATGTACTTCGGAGAGCGATCCGGTCCACGCTTGCCCCGCTTGGTCGGTGATGTTGATGCCGAAGCGGATGTTCGCAGCGATGCTGTAGGGTGTCAGTGCGGCAGTCGTGTAGTTTTCTCCGTCAACGTATCCAATGGTGACATCGGTGCCGCTATCCCTAGCAATGGCTGCTATACGGTGCCAGTTGCCATCTCGCACGGGAGGAGTAAGCACGGCACGACCCGTGCCGTCGTAAATCGACAGGTAATAGAGGCCAGAAGGGTTGGCTGTGATGAGCCCGTTGTACGTCGTGGCTAACCCAATCGGGATCAGGTTCGCCGCCGTGTCTGCCGACTTGATCCAGCCGGTCAGGGTCCACGTCGTCCCCGTGATCGCGTCGTTGTTCCACACGCTCTTAGACGGGGATGTCTTGACGTAGGACCACGCGGGCGAGCCTATCGAGGTAGTGTCGGTCTTGCCCACGTTCGTCTGTGTTGCCGTGTCGGTGTTCACGGAGGACGTATCCCCGACACAGTGCGCTACCATCTGGAAGTTGCTAGACCACACGGCGGCCGAGTTCTTTTCATCCGCTGCCGGGTTGCCCCAGTAGATGTAGAACACGGTGTCGGTGGCATGCTTGAGCGTCGGGGCCTTGAAGTAGAACCACCCCTTCGGCGTTGCGCGGTTGAACCCAACAAGCTCGCGGGATAGCTTCGTGGTCCCCGTCGAATCCGTGACCACGATGTCGCCGCCGTCGTACTGCATACCAAGCAGCGCCCAGGACGAGTAGCCCCAGACGTGGCGCAAGTCCACGAACACGGGGAAGTCGGCGAGGTTGCTGGGGCCAGGTATCGAGTCAGCCTCAACCGTCACCGAGATGCGGCTAGTCCATGCCGTGTTGTACCAGCCAGCGGCGGACGCGGGCGATGAGACACACGCCAGAATCGCGAGCGCCGCAAGGAATCTAATCGCGTGTCTCATCGTCAAGCCCCCTTATCGTCTGCGGACTAGTGCGTGGACGTAGACCGTTCCGTTGCCCCCGCCGTCCACCAAGATATGCGTCACCGGGTCTTCCCACGAATGCACTTCACCGCCTAGCAGCGTGTCCCACTTCGCGCACGGGAACGCCTGCGCCCAGTAGCGCGAGCCGTCGGAGGTGGTCGTGCCGATCTTCCCGCCGCCGACCAGGAAGTGACCGTAGCCGGGAACGGCGCGGAGTTTCGGGTTGCTCACCACCGTCGCCGGGATGCAGCCAACGTAGGTCACCGTCGCCGACGCACTCGTAGACCAAATCGTCCACTGAGCGGCGACCCCGCCAAGGGCGAGGGTGTCCAGCGTGGAGGAGGTCACGGTCAGCGACGTGTCATAGCTCGCAACGCTATGCGGGCTGTAGAGCTTCGCGTCCCACATTTGGGCGGAAGCCGGAACCACTGCGAACAGGAGCGCCACGATCCCAAGACCGAGCGCCCACCGATTGAGTCTCATCGTGGCGTTTCCTTTCCTCATACGGGTGTATAGATGATCTGCTCGGCGCTGAACTCAACCACGAACGCGCCGCTCGCCGGTAGCAGGCGCACCCTGTTAACCAAGTAGTCCGCAACTCCAGTCGCCCCCGTCGTGTTCCACCCGGCCAGCTTCGCGGGGTCGTTGATGTAGTCGGGTCGCGGGAACTCAAAGTTCATGTCGTTCGACACCTGGATGATGTGACCGGGCCGAAGGTCGGAGAACTCAATCCCGCCGTGGCAACCGAACACGACGCGCTGATTGGTGTAGCGCTTGACCAAGTAGTGGAGGAAGGCGGTGGCCACGAAGTGCTTGAACGTCAGGTCCATGTTGACTTCTGGCATCTCGCGCACGCCGTACCGCGCTTGCGATGCCGCGCACACCGTCGCCAGGTTGTCGGTGATGTCGGCGGCGAGGTCCGTCGCGTCTCCGCTCGGAGGCTCTTCGATCTCCAGCGCCGCGTTCCACAGGCGACAGGTTCCGTCCGCCTCGGTCACCCGCTGGTACTCCATCAGCCGGCCGCTTGTCGCGTCCTGCCGATAGTTGACCGAGAACCGATTGAAGACCTCTTCCTCGGACGTTAGCGCCGCATGAAATCCGGTCACGCCGTAGGGCTTGCCGAAGTCCGCCGCGCTCGGATGGTGCGAGTTGGGGTGGATCTTGACCCGGTTACCGTCGCTGTCCTTGTAGTAGTTGTGCGCCCCGTCAGTCGTGTTCTCCGGGTACACCCCGGCATAGATGCCGCCTTCTGGCAGACGCGCGAAGAAGAACGGCGCCTGAGCCGCCATCGCTCCGATCGTGTTTTTGATCGACGTTTGCTCGCCGACGAAGAAGTCGAGCGCCCAATCGATCATTGCATCGGTTGGAGATGCCCAGTTGTACAGCGCCCCCCACACCTCAAGCGTGCTGCCAAACTGTGATCCTGCAACGCGCACGTCGGATGGCACAACACCGGCCCCCCACTTCATCAACAGCGCGGACGAAATGTCGGTGGGACCAAGAAGGTTCCAGTCAGCCCCCGTAGTCGCGTCGCCGTCCGGGTTGTCCCGACTCCACTCCGATGCGACCATGAAGTTCTGCACCATGTATGGAGTGATCGGCGACGTGGTTCCGATGCGCTGGAAGGTCGGGTACGCTCCGGGCTTCGATATGCGCGGGTACATCACGGGCGACTGTGGGCCGAACAGCCCCTTCGCCACGTTGAGCGATGTGCCGAGCGCGTAGGCCCAGAGCCACGCGGGGCCAAGGCCGGGGTTGGGCTTGAGCATCCATGCGGGCGGTAGCATCAGCGCCTCACGATCCGCCCGGTGATGTCTACCATCGGGCTCGTGCGGGTGAGTGCAACGCCGCCGGTCTTCAGCTTCACGCGGCACACGACGCCAACGTCGATGATCGGGATTTCGTCGCCAGCCGCACCCGCCTGCGTAACCTGGATTTCAACGACGGCCTCTCCGGGGTCTGTCGATCCGTCGTGGATGTAGTTCCAGTTGAGCCCCATGATGGGTTGCTGTGCCTTGCTAGGCTGGATGTATGCGGAGACTGCGATTGGGTCTACGTTGTCCTCGCGTTGGCGGCGAAGCCCGCCGGCCTCAATATCCGCTGTGCCCAGGTGCCCCTCGGGGTCGCCGATGGAGTGGCCTATCCAGTTATTACACGAAATCGCGGCGATGCCGTAGTCGATCTCGGGGCTTCCCGT